CCTTGTTTATTAGCAATCATTTTAATAATAATAGGATGCTGAAGAGTAATCACAGGATCTCCATCATTCTCATCAACAGTGACTAGTGCCAATATTTCTTCGCCAGATATAAGTTTTATAATAGAATGAAATTCTCCGTCCATTAGCTCTTGAGTGGTATGTTTACAATATCATAATTGAAGTTTTCTTCGTTGTAAATTTTAATTCTTTCAATTAAATGGTTCAAGGTATAATTTTTCCTTGAGTTATAACTAATGTCATCAGCAATATCATATAGAGTTGCTTTTGTTTTGTTATCTCCTTTTCTGAGGACTCGTCCGATAGATTGAAGGTTTCGTATTCTGGATTTAGATGGTGAGGCAAAGATTACGTTGTGTAAATTTTTGATATTAATGCCGGTAGAAAAGGTGCCGTAAGAGGCAACGATAATAGCATTATTCTCTTTCTCAGTGATAACTCGAACTTCCTCTCGGTTTTCGGTATCCACGCCACCATGAATAAAAAAGACATGACGGTTTTCAATTAGGTTACTACTATTTATTAATTCATATAGTGGTTGACCATGCCCTTCCACTCTAGCATATAAAATTAAAGTATTACCTTTTAGATCAAGAGCAAGGTTTTTAATAAAGTTATTTCTTCGATTATGACCGATAATATATTGTACTTCCTCCTCAAATGTTTCAAATTTATTAGGTGAGTGTTTCAATAGAAGAACATTAATATCTAAGTTTGCTATATGCCCTCTCTTCATTAAATCATCAGTCTTAATAATCTTATAGACTGATCCAAATAGTCCTTCTAACACCCACTTATTCGTCTCTGATCCATCTAATGTTCCAGTAAACCCAAATCTATACTTGGTGTCTATCAACTTCGTCATTATCGATATTAATGATTTTGATTTAAATTGATGTGCCTCATCTCCTATAACTACTCCAAACTTATCAAACCATTTTCGTGGAAGATTATAGATAGATTGCCAGGTAGTAATAGTAACAGGAAGTTCATTAGTTTTCTCTCTGCCTGAATAGATTCGATGACAATATGAAGCAGAATCCCATCCATAATCTTGAAAATCCTTATACATCTGCTCTACGAGAGATGTCGTTGGAACAACTAACAATATTTTTTGATGCTTGTCTATGTAATATCGGACGAGCGAATATATCATCAGAGACTTTCCTGATGCAGTTGGAGATAACAATAGCTTTCTTCTATGTCTTACAGCATCGTATACTCCATCAATCTGATAATCTCTAGGTTTATATTTACAAATAGCAGTCATATAACCCTTAACACCTTCCTTTGAAAGTGTTTTATCTACTTCAAAGGGAAGACCATATTGTTCATTATCTACAAATTCATACGTATACTTGTGCTGTTCGCAAAAATCAAGTATCTTTTCTAATAGACCAATATAAATTTCTTCTTTCTTAATATTAAATAAACGTATTTTACCATCCCAATACTTGTTCCGATATGCCGGTGAGAATTTAGCACCAGGTACTTCAAAAGTAAACAGATCCGCCAACTCATAATAGACGTGCGAATCCGCTTTGACATGAAGATACACTTCATTCTTCTTTGATATGATCAAATGACCCATAAAAAAGATTTCAATATATTAGTATATAGTTACTCGTTCAATAAGACCTGGTTATACCATTCTTCACTCATTCCCGTAATAATATTCTCTGCCATTTCTGGAGTTTCAGCATATCCTTCACGGATTAGATAATTGGAAAGTTTTTCCATTCTCTCATATGCTTCTCTGTATTGCTTAGGAGTTGGCTTCATTAGTATATGCTTTCTAGTTATTTATCTTTATGAAAATTATATTCTAAAAGCATCGAATATAATGTCTTTTTAAATGCTTTTAAATGTTGTATTTTATCTTGAATAGAATCAGGATCTTGTCCTGGATAATGCTCCAAATAAAATGCTACAGCATCATGTAAGAGCCTCACATCATTTATATCACAACTCATCTGTAAAAATGGTGGTTCGAACTCTTCCATTACTTTTTATCGAATCTTCTATAATAATCTTGACTCTTTTTAGATGATCTTGAAGCACTAATTGCTGCGTCATATCTTGACGGTGGATCTACTTTCTTTGCTGCTGGTTTTTTAGATGCTTCATATTCTCTTTTCTTCTTGTAGAACGCTTCATCTTCAGGAACACGTACTTCTGATTTCTTAGGTGCTGGTTTTGCTTCTGGTTTCTTAGTTACTGGTTGTGGTACAGTCTTCTTTCTCCCTTGAGCAGCACTTGCTACTTGTCTCTGTTGAATTGCTTTTTCTGATGCCTTAGAAGCAGAAGCTGTCGCTCTTCCACCACCTGATCCTTCAGATCCTCCTGATTTTTTCTTAACTCTCCAAGATGGATTAATAGAACTTCCAGCATTTTCTAGAGTCCAATTTCCTGGATTGGGTTTTGCCTGTCTTGATCTCTCAGCTTCTTCTCTAGACCGACCCTCTATTATTATATTAAATTCTTTAAAGGATTTCATTTCTACAAAAAGCTTTCTACTATTTATTACATTCCTGCTTGGAATCTATTCCATTCGATAGCATTTTTAATTTGGAAGGTTCTATTAGAAACTATTTTAATTATTTCCTCTAAGAATTTTAGCATAGTATCATAGTATCTTATTTTTAAATCGGCAGCAGTTAATCTTTCATCTGCTTCCATATATCTTTGTATAGCATCTTTTTCCCTAACCTTATATGGAAAGGGATCTTTTACATATACCTCTGGTTCTGCTTTACCTGTATAATAATTATACCTATCTAAACGAATAGTATTATAAGTCGTTCTTGCTTTTTCACGCAACAAAGTAATGGCATTATAAACCGTATAATATTTTGAGTGTAATTGAGGTATTTTTAACGACTCATCATGTAGGTTATCAGGATCAATGACAGAATCTTTCTCCCACATCTCCTGAATTTTTTCAAGATTCATTTCAATTGTGTATTAATCCATTTACTAATAGCAGAATCATATTCTGCAGTATGTTGGAATGCTTCTAAAGCAAGTTGTGGTCTTAAGTCACTTAACTTAGTTTCTTTTAATGCCTTAATAAATTTATTATATTGATCTGGATTGGTAAGTATAGAAACATAAGCATGATTCTTTGCTGCTGATCTAACCATAGTTGGTCCACCAATATCAATATTCTCTATTGCTTGATTCCAAGTTACATCTGGTTTAGCAACTGTTTCTTTGAATGGATATAAATTAACAACAACTACATCAATAAGACCAATACTATTTGACTTAAGATCTATGTCATGTAAAGGATCACCACGTTTGGCAAGAATACCACCATGAATCTTAGGATGAAGAGTTTTTACTCTACCACTAAGAATTTCAGGTGATCTAGTATAATCAGATACTTTAGTTACTGGTACACCCTCTTCCATCAATACCTTAGCAGTTCCACCACTAGAAAGAAGTTGATATCCCTGTTCAATCAAAGCATCTGCCAAAGGAATTATACCTTCCTTATTAGATACACTTAATAATGCGTACATAATTTTTAATGTAAGAAATGTCGTGTTCCGGTTAGTATCATTGTTAGACCCAAATCATTACAAGCAGCAATAGAATCTTTATCTTTAATACTTCCACCTGGTTGTATTATAGCACGAATACCAAAAGATGCGGCTTTTTTCACGGTATCATCAAATGGAAAGAATCCATCACTTGCTAATGCAGCACCACTAACATCATCTTTAGACTCTAAAGCAATTCTAGATGAACCCACTCGATTCATTTGCCCGGCACCAACACCAAGTGTACGACCATCACGAGCAATTAAAATAGCATTAGATCGAACATGTCTTACTACTTTCCAAGCAAAAGTAAGATCAATCATTTCCTGTGTTGTAGGTTGTCTTTCAGTACAAACCTCCCATTCACTAGGATTAATTGGATTATTATCTTTTTCTTGTACTAAAATTCCACCCAAAATGCTTCTAACATTATATGGATTTACTTTCATATTATCAACATCTAATTCAAGTAATCTTAAATTCTTTTTAGCAGAAAGAACTTCCTTTGCTTGATCATCAAATTTAGGTGCTACTATACATTCATAAAAAGAACCTGATAATTCTTTGGCACATTCATGAGTTACTGTTTGATTCAGTGCTATAATTCCACCAAATGCACTAACTCTATCTGCGTCTAATGCTCTAATAAGAGCATCATAGATATCTGATCCTATTGCTACACCACATGGATTGGTGTGCTTAATAACAACAGCAGCAGGTTCACCTTTAAATTCTTGGACTGTTGATATTGCTGCTTCTAAATCTATTAAATTATTATAACTTAAATCTTTACCTTGTAATTGTTTAGCATTTGATATGCCTTCATCCGGGAAGATACACCATGATGCTTGTTGATGAGGATTTTCACCATAACGTAATGACTGTTTAAACTGTAGACCAGTTAACAGCGTCGAAGTGTCAAGATTCATAAGGGATTGCCGTTCGTTCCTATTATATTATACAGAGTATACTTGAAGTTAGCCTCTGCTGTAAAGTAATTTATATCAGTTTCTGTAGCATCAAATTCTAAAGATGTCAAGCCAACAGGAAATAAATCTCTAAATTTGACTGTGGCACTAGTTCTATAATTTGAATTTAAGATATTCATTGACCCATCACTAAACTGTTCTTTCATATCTCTAATACCATCTTCATCTTTAGTTTCATTAATAAATTCCGTTGGTGTTTCTGGAAAACCTAAACCAGTCAACCAATTATGAACTGCCATATAATTTTCCATGTTCTCATCAACAAGAAATCTTAAAGTAAGATCTCCATACTCAAGTTTCTCACCAGGTACATCAACATTCTTTAGATAACTTGGTTGTTCAAATGTACCAAGAGATATCTCTGGTATTCTTGCTGAATTGCATAGAAATGTTATCTTAGGATATTTTCCTAAGGTAAATTCAAATCCTACTGGAGATAGGAAATTTCTATTTTCAATCTGTTTAGCAAAAGGACTTGCCATTATTTTATTCTGGTCCGACTACACTAGCACCTTCAAATCCACCATTCTTACCATCACTATTTGTGATAAAGGATTCGGTAGTTGATTTGTTGGTATAGATTTTTCTCTTTGCAAAATCATCTGACCATTGATCTGGATCAGCTTCATAATACACATCACCTACACCAGGCATAGCACTTGTTTTTTTAATATGATAATTTGCCATTGTTTTTGGAGAGTTTTAACTATTTATTCCTAATTAATCCAACCCTAATGGATCATAGTCTGAATCATCCATATAATCAAGAAAATCTATTTGAATTGGTTCAGTTTCACCTTCAAGTTGATGAAGAACATAAACTTCACCACCTAAACTATGTGGACCTTTCAATGGAAAATCAACTACCCAATCAGGAAAAACATTTTTAAATTTAGTATTAATAATGTTCTCAGCATGATTTTTATAACTGTTATATGCTAAATCACAATATTCGACCACTTTAAAAAATAAATCATCTCTATCAGTTTTTACACCCAAAGCAGTTCCTTTTCTAGATTGAACAAGTATTTTAATTCCATAACCAACTGCTTCTGCTTCCCAAAGATGACGAAGTAGATCCCATGCATACCTCTTATTAAAATTGGTATCTGCAACCATTGTGAATAGTTTTGTACCATTTTTATCAGTTTTATTATCGCCGAATGGATTGTCTTCTTTTTTTACATAGTCATTAACTTCTTCTTCTGTAGAATTTTCTGTCATTCTTGTAGGTTCTTCACCCCATTTAAGAATAGCATTTTCTACAGTAGAAATGGCACCAATGTAATTATATCTTTTATTGATTCCACATAAGTCAAGAATCTCTCTTACTATTTTGATGTTAGTGTAATCAAGGTTATTATCCTGACATACTCTTACCACAACAAAAACAAAATGATCTTGGACAGCGTTAGTTGTACCGTCAGTGGCATTTATATAAAGACCTGCCAAGATTATTTTTGATTCAGGTGTTAAGAAACTATACTTATGTCCTTCTACTTCAACATACTCAGCACCAGGTACTTTTGAAATTGCTAATTGATGTGCAGCAGCATGAGAATGTCTACGGTCAATTAATGTTTTTAATGTCTTTAAAACAAGGAAAGGAAATGGCCACTTTGTTAAGTCCCATCCTCCTGCGTTGAAGGAAGCATTAAGAGCATGAACATTTCCTCTTTCTTTTGCTGTTCCTCTCGCTCCGTTGTCTCTGACAATTAGATATTTGGTTCTCTCTAATGAAAACTTTACGAATTTTAGTAGTGGGAAGTCTAAAAGTGGATCATCGAACTTATCTAATTTCGACTTGACATCCTCT